GTGTACAATTCTAATATTACAATTAGACAAATGTCTGCCAAAGAAGCTGAGTTTGTAAAATTGTCCGAAAACAGGGCTATCTTTTGGAAAGTGATGCAGTGCCAAGAATTATATGACGCTTGTGAAGCAGCTGGTATTGATTACTACACTGTAAGAGAAGCTGTGTATGGAGATGACCCAAGGCTTGACTTATGGTTTAGTTTCGTGTACCCTAACAACAGAGGTGCAAATAGTAAATGTATTCCTAAAGACGTACATGCATGGAATCATTTTTGTGAAAGCGTGGGACTAGATGCCTATGCTACTAAACATCTTCTAACCTACAATGAGACGCTAGTGAGTAAATCGAATGAGTACTAAGTTAAAGATAATTGACGACGCACCTAAAATGGAACCAGAAGGAGACGAGTTTTCATTTGGTGGGGTAACTACGGACGAGCTATCCAAGAATGCCATGGGTGGTACTGAAATGATGAAGCATGGTTTGTATGACCGTCTCGATCCGGAGTTGCGAGACAAAGTGCAAATCATTTGCAGTCGTGTTAGAGAAGTTGATAGTAATCGGCCAACAATCTTGTGGTTGCACGATATGTTCAATGATCCAGAAGCTCAACACTTGCAGGATGCAGAGCAGCGTAAGCGCTTCGATAAGTTAGTATTTGTTTCTAACTTTCAAAAGACACAATATGAACTAGCTTACGGCTTAAAACCAAGCGAGTATGTTATTTTAAAGAACTGTATCGAACCTATTGAAGCTCACGTAAAGCCCTCTCCAGCAGATCAGATTAACATTATCTACCACACTACACCTCACCGTGGATTAGATATTCTAGTGCCCGTATTTGAAGAGCTGTGCAATCACCATGACAATATTGTACTGGACGTATACTCTAGTTTTAACATTTACGGTTGGGGTGAACGAGATGCTGACTACGAGCATTTGTTTGAGAAGTGCCGTAACCACCCAAAGATAAATTACCACGGCTATCAGCCTAACGATGTAGTGCGGGAAGCATTAAAGAAAGCACACATCTTTGCATTTCCATCTATCTGGCCAGAGACATCCTGTATAGCTGCTATGGAGGCCATGTCGGCTAGATGTGCTGTGATCGCACCAGACTTTGCTGCTCTACCGGAGACACTGGCTGGCTTTGGGATTACATATAGCATGCATGAGGATATTAATGTACATGCCAACATCTTTATCCAGGTACTTAATCAGACCATTAACCAAATGAATACTGATGCTATGAATAACCGACTTGACTTTCAAAAAGCCTATGTCGATGGATTTTATACTTGGGAATCAAGAGTTCAACAATGGGAGTCGTTAATTCAAAGCCTGGTAAACAGGGCAACATAAATATGTTGATGGGTAATGTAATACAGTTTCCAGGAACTAGAATAGATCCTGTCCAACAACAAGTTGATGACTTCTACGAGAAGGAGCTATCCAAGGCCTTCATTGAAGATTTCGTTGATAAAGTTGGACATGGTCTAGTAAACGAATTACATAACAATGGTTATGATGTAGATGATGAAGAGTTCATAGTAAGATATATGTACTCACTGGAAGTTGTTAAATCCGTACTATATAATAGTAAGAACATTGACCACATCCTTACTAGCAGAATTGGTAAGCAAGCAAGAAAATATTTTGAAAATGAAGTGACGGAACAATGAATGAATCAATCTATGAAACCCTTCTAAAAGTAGCTAAACTCGATGGTAACAAAGCAAGGTCTGAAGCACTATCTGCTTATCGGAATGACTTTCCTATTAAAGTTATTCTTGATCTTGTCTACAATCCAAACATAAAGTTTCTACTTCCAGAGAGCGATCCACCCTATACTCCTGTCGACGAAGGCATCGATGCACAGAATGTGCTTAAAGCAGACATTCGTCGTCTAAAGTACTGTCTAAACATTCCAGACGGAGAACAGCTTCGTCCTCACAAACGTGAGCTTATGTTTATTCAAATGCTTGAAGCTGTCGATGCTAAGGACGCTAAACTTCTTTTAGCTGTAAAGAACAAGAAGTTGCCACCTGAGCTCAAAGACATAACAGAGAGTGTAGTGAGGAAAGCGTTCCCTGGGATTGAAGAGAAATGGAAAAAGTAGCATTTATTATTGGCAACGGTCCAAGCAGAAAGAAGTTCGACATAACAAAGCTAAAGGGTAACGGAACAATATACGGGTGCAATGCCTTGTATAGGGACTACCCTGATCTTGTTGATTACTTGGTGTCGATTGATCCTCCAATTATTGAGGAGATAACTGCAAGTAATTTTCCAAAAGAAAAGTTTATCGTACCTCCGTTAGAAGAGCAGTTTGAGGATCCTCAATATAACCAGTATCAGCGTTTTAGATCAAATGCTGGGGTCAATGCTATGCTGGAAGCAATAAAAGCGGGACACGACGTTTTATACTGCTTAGGATTCGACTTTATGATTAAGTCCCCTAAGATGTCACTTGGAAATCTTTACGATGGTACTAACGCATACGGCCCTGAGACGCGTTCTAGGTACAATGATAATCTAAATAGAGTAAAGTACATGCAGTTCATAGCGCATAAGTACAATAAAGTGAAATTCAAGTTTGTCGTACCTAGGTTCGGCAACAAAGATGAGTACCATAACTTGAATGCAAAAAATGTGTTTGGTGTATTCTACGACTCATTTGAGCAGTCATTGCAGCAAGATGTTGCGGAGGCCGCTGTAGGATAATGCCGACCTATACTTTCAAAGATACCAACACCGACGAATACTTCGAAGAAATCATGTCCTATGATGAGAAGATTCGTTTCTTAGAAGAATGTCCCTGGATAACCTCTGTGCTCAATGGAATTAACATTGTGGCAGGCACTGGCATGGATTCTAGAATTAAGAATGATGACGGATGGAACGAAACCCTACAAAAGATAGGTGAAGCCCATCCGTCTAGTGACTTAGCTAATCGTTATGTTAAAAAGACAGCGAAGGAAGCAAAGACTGAAAACGCTGTGGCGAAATGGAGGCAAACCCGTCAATTACAACAATAACTAGGAGTTACAATGTCCGATCTCGGTTTAGCTTATCAAGAGTACGATTTTTACGAAGAATTATTCGAAAAGCCTAAAAGGATAAAAAGAAAGAAAGAACCGATCAAAAAATTCCAACTCAACCTAAGGATGGTACCGGCAAGAACGACTAACCAGCAAATAGCATATGATTACTTTGAGCAAGAAGAACACTTAATTCTTCACGGACTTGCTGGCACTGGTAAAACCTTTATCACATTGTATCTCGCACTCAAGCGATTGTTTGAACCCAATTGTTATCAAGACAAAGTAGTAATAGTAAGATCAGTTGTACCTACCAGAGAAATGGGTTTCTTACCTGGTAGTGAAAGAGAGAAGATGAAAACCTATGAAGCTCCCTACCAAGCAATGTGTAACGATTTGTTTGGTAGAGGTGACGCGTATGAGATTCTAAAGACCAAAAACCAGATAGAGTTCATCAGCACTTCTTTCATTAGAGGTACTACAATGGACGACTCTATCATCATAGTTGACGAAGCTCAGAACTTGACCTTCCACGAGTTAGACAGTATAATTACAAGAGTAGGAGTTAACAGTCAGATTGTGTTTTGTGGTGACTGTGGTCAAACTGACTTAGACAAGCCTTGGGACAAAAGTGGTCTAGATCAGTTTATGAATATCCTTAATTACGTAGATGGATTTAAGAAAGTTGAATTTAGTTATGACGACATTATTAGGTCTGGCCTTGTGCGAGACTATTTGATTGCTAAAGATGGTTATCTGAATGACAATTTTGTATTATGATATCTTGCTACCTAATGAAACAGGTAACGTTGAAATTTCTTCGTACCTTCGACCTTGTACAAATAAGTCATCATCGTGGTGGAATTCTCTTGATCTTTATCTCCAGGGTGCGAAGGATCTAGCTGGTTGGTTTAACCGATCTATCCGCAACGGAAATGATTTGTGGCAGTCAGACACTCCCTTTACTATAAAGGTATGTCCTGGTGTAGGTGATCTTTTCAAGGCTAGTTTTTTGGTCACGTGGCCATGTGACTGCTTGCTTTCTATTAATGGGTCGGATAGAGATACTTTTACATTTCATTATAAAGGTGCTAACTATGATAGTGGAGAGAAGTTAGTAAGTTTTTATTCTCATCCACCAGGACAATGGGAATCTAAATTCTCGGACATTTACCATGGCATGGTCAATCTTAAAATAGAGCTACCTGTAAAGTTGTGGAGTCCTAAACCTACACCCATGATGTTCATCAGTCCTGATTATCATCTTAACTACGTACCATATAGCGTAATGCCTGGGATCGTTACCTGTAAACACGATAAGGTTTATAATCTTAACATTAACACTATGTTCCCCTTACCAGAACCTGGAGAAACCGCTACGTATGAATTTAAGGAAGGTACTCCTATATGCTACCTAACTATCATGAACGGAAATACAAGACCTACATTAAAACCTAAAAAACCTAAAAACTTTATTCGTAAAAAATTCTTGAGAGGCAACTACTAGTGTTTAATCACAATCCACCGTTAGACATTAGCGAGCTAGAAACCAAATCAATAGACGGTACAAGATA